CTCAAGGACGGCGGCGAGCGCTTTGACTGGGTCAATCTGCAAGGGCTGTGCGTCTCATGTCACAACCGAAAGACGGCGCGTGAGACTGCAGGTCGGGGCTGACTACCCCCCCCGGGGGGGTCTCAATCTCTACAGACGGCGGCCAAAGATGCGTGCGCCTGCCAAGATTTTTGCGCGTGCAAATTGAAACCTAGGGGGGTTGCCCGAAGGCAGCCTAATGCCGGGCCTCGCCGGTCGGGGCTAAGAGCCGATCAGTTGAGATCGGCGATGAACTTTTCAATATTGATGGCTTTGGATTTCCCCACCGAGCGAATGATGGAGTTGGCGACGTTTTCTTCAACGACGCTGTTCCATTTGGAAAAGCTCTTGTCCGTCACGCTCTTGTCGAACGCAGATCGGACCGCCTCACGCCCAGCCTTCAGATCAGCCGCGAGAGCGGACTGAACGAGGCATTTAGCGATGACGTCGGCTTTGCGCACTGGGAGTTTTCCGGTGGGTTTGAAGCCTCCATATTAACGATTACCAACGACTGAACCCAGATGGCCGGACGAAAACCACTCCCCACGGAGATCAAAAAGCTCAGGGGAACCCTGCAAAAGTGCAGGACCAACCCGCATGAGCCGCAGCCCCAAGGGGATCTGGTTGCGCCGCCCGAGTACATGTCGGACGGAGCCAAGCAGGCCTGGCGCTATGCCATTGACAGCGCGCCTGAGCATTTGCTGCGCAAGCTCGATATGTCGGTGCTGGAGGTTTGGTCCTGCGCCGCTGACCTGTACCGCAAGGCCCAGATCGGAATCACCAAGACGGGCCTGCTGATCAAAGCGCCGAACACCGGTGTGCCGATGCAGTCGCCGTACTTGGCCATCGCCAACAAGCAGGCCCAGATCATGACCAAGGCAGCGGTGGAGATGGGATTTACGCCAGCCTCTCGTTCGCGTATCACACAGCCCACAGATACCCAGATCGATCTCGATCCTTGGGCGGACATAGCAGGCTGAGACTGAACTTTGGCAGCAGATAACTACGCCGCCGTTGCCCGCAAGTATGCGCAGGCAGTCGTTGCCGGTGACATCCTGACCTGCAAATGGGTCCAGCGGGCATGCCAACGGCAGTTGAACGATCTGGCAAAGTTCAAGGGCAAGGCAAGTCCCTACCAGTTCAACCCAAAGCTCACCGACAAGGACGGGCGGGAATTCCATCCCGCTGACAACCTGTGCGCGTTCATTGAACGCCTGCCCCACGTCAAGGGGCCGCTGGCAGGCGAAACGATCAAGTTGGAGCCTTGGCAGGTGTTCATCCTGACCACCGTATTTGGATGGGTCAAGCCTGACGGTAATCGCCGCTTTCGGCGCTCGTACATTGAGGTGCCACGTGGCAACGCTAAGTCGACCCTGTCGTCTGCGCTTGCGCTGTACATGCTGGCCGCCGATGGTGAAGGTGGTGCAGAGGTTTACTCTCTGGCCACCACCCGCGACCAGGCGCGCATTGTGTTTGGTGATGCGCAGACCATGGCGCGCAGGTCACAGGGCTTTCGCAGCCGGTTCTCTGTCAACGTTGGTGCGCACAACATGAACGTGCTGCATACCGGTTCCAAGTTTGAAGCGCTCTCGGCAGAGGGATCTACGCTCGACGGTCTGAACATTCACTTCGGCTGCATTGATGAACTGCACGCCCATAAGACTCGCACCGTCTACGACGTGGTTGAGACCGGTACCGGCAAGCGAGACAACTCACTTCTGTGGGTGATCACCACCGCTGGCAGCAATCGCGCAGGCATTTGCTACGAGGTACGCACCTTTGTAACCCGACTGCTCGATGGCGTGTTCGAGGATGACAGCCAGTTTGGCATCGTCTACGGGCTGGATGACGGGGACGACTGGACCAGCGAAGACTCGCTGATGAAGGCCAACCCCAACTGGGGTATCTCTGTGCGCCCGGAAATCCTGGGACCGCTGCAGGCCAAGGCCATGCAGTTGCCCAGTGCGATGAACAACTTCAAGACCAAACACTTGAACGAGTGGGTCAATGCCGACACCGCATGGATGGACATGCGCTCCTGGGACGCCTGTGCTGATCAGGACCTGGACATCGAGTCCTTTGTTGGCCAGCCCTGCTGGGTGGGTCTGGACTTGGCCAGCAAGACAGACATTGCGGCATTGGTGATTGTGTTTGCCCATCCCGAGATTGCTGACGCATTCGTAGTCTTCGGCAAGTACTACCTGCCAGAGGACACGGTCAATGCCAACGGCAACAGTCAGTACCCGGGATGGATGCATACCGGACGCCTCACCGTGACGCCGGGCAATGTGATTGATTTCAGTTGGATCGAAGCGGATCTGAATGATCTGTCCTCTCGCTTTGCTGTTCAGGCAGTCGCGTTTGATCCGTTTCAGGCGACGCAACTCTCGACCCGAATGATGAGTGAGGGTCTGCCCATGATTGAAGTGCGTCCGACGGTGCTGAATTTCTCAGAACCGATGAAGACGCTTGAAGCCCTGGTGCTTCAAAAGAAATTGGTTCACGACGGTGACCCGGTGCTCGGCTGGATGGTCAGCAACGTGGTGGCCCACCTGGACGCCAAAGACAACATTTACCCACGCAAGGAGCGAGCAGAAAACAAGATCGACGGCATCGTGGCACTGATCATGGCGCTGTCGCGCGCGATCAAACCGGGGGACTCGGTGGTGCTGGGATCCGACTACGAGTTGATGTTGCTCTGAACTGATGGGACTGTTTACCTTTTTTGATCGCTTTCGCGGATCTGGTAGCTCCAACGCCTCAGGTGGAGATCGTTCGCCATGGGGTGACTTTTCATTTGAGTCGATATCTGCGCGTACCAGCAGTGGCATGCGTGTCTCGCCCGATAGCGCGCTGCGCCTAGCTGCTGTGTATGCATGCGTGCGGATCCTGGCCGAAACAATTGCATCACTGCCGTTGGTGGTTTACCAGCGCCGCCCTGACGGCGGCAAGGACAGGGTCACGGACCACTGGCTTTACCGCTTAATGGCCAAGCGGCCGAACCGGTTTCAAAATCCTTTTGAGTGGCGCGAGATGCTGCAAGGACACCTGGCTTTGCGCGGTAACGCCTTTAACCAGATCATCACCAACCCGCGTGGCGAGATCATCGAACTCATGCCGATCCACCCGGACCGGGTCAAGATTGAGTTGTTGCCATCAGGTGAATACCGCTACCGAATTAGCGATCGTTCTGGCACTGAGGTGATCTTGCCAAGAGGGGAGGTCTGGCACTTGCGTGGCCTGTCCTCGGACGGCTTGATGGGTATGAGCCCGATTGAGCTTGCCCGGGAGAATCTGGGTACTGCACTAGCAGCCCAAGGCTATGGCGCACGTTTCTTTGCCAATGACGCCAAGCCCACAGGAGGGTGGATTGAATTTCCTGGCTCGTTCAAGGACTCCGAGGCCAAGAAGGTGTTTCGTGAGTCTTATCAGCAGGCGCAGTCCGGCTCCAACCGGGGCAAGGTCCTGGTGTTAGAAAACGGCATGAAGTTTCACGAAGTGGGCGTCACAAACAAAGACGCCCAGTTTCTGGAACTGCGCAAGTTTCAGATCACCGACGTGGCCCGGCTCTTTCGTGTGCCACCGCACATGATTGCTGATCTTGATAGAGCGACCTTCTCCAACATCGAGCAGCAGAGTCTGGAGTTCGTCATGCACACCATGACGCCCTGGGCTGAGCGCTGGGAGGCCAGCATTCAATCTGAGTTACTTCTTGAGAGTGACGATATAGAAATTGAGTTTGATTTCGCCAATCTGATGCGCGGCGATGCGTCCAGCCGCTCAAGCTACTACCAAAGCGGAATTCAGAACGGCTGGCTCACCAGAAACGAAGCACGCATTGCAGAAAATCTCAATCCCATTGACGGACTTGATCAGCCACTACGACCACTCAATATGGTCGAGGAGGACGTGGCAGAGGATTTGGAAATCGATACACAAGCAGAAGTGGCAAAGCCACTGGAGAAAAAAGCGATCAAGCCTTCGGAGGATGAGAGTGTTACCCGACTCAGTGGGCGATATAGCGCCCTTGTTCAAACGACCTCTGAGCGACTTGCTCGCCGCATCAGCCGATCAGATCATCTGGCAGAAAAAGACATCTTGTTGATCTCCCAAGCCTTGGCCGTACCGCTAGACCAGGTTCAGCTTTGGGCAAGCCAAATAGACGAGCCGCTAGATCAAAAAAGGCTCACCGAATCACTTATCTCCCTCGGACAGAATTTATGAAAAACCAACTTTTAGTCGCTGAATTTTTGGCAACGCCTTGGGCCTTGATGCCTGAGCGTTTAAGTGCTCTGGCCACTGTCATTTCCCGGTGGTCGCAAGGTGAGCCTGCCAGCGACGCCGCCAGGTTTCAGGTCCAAACAGACCGTGTGCTGCGCGACACTCGCAGACAGACCTCGGCTGCCATTTCGGGTGGCGGCATTGCCGTCATCCCGATTTACGGCGTCATCACACAGCGTGGAAATATGGTGGATGACGTCTCCGGCCCTGGCATGGTCAGCACCCAGATCGTTACCCAAATGCTCAGGCAAGCCGTTGCCGATGATGCGGTCAGTCAGATCTTGCTCGACATTGATAGCCCTGGCGGCAGTGTCTATGGCGTTGCTGAATTGAGCGATGCGATTTTAAGTGCCCGTGCACAAAAGCCCGTGGTGGCCATCGCTAACAGTCTGGCAGCTTCGGCGGCTTACTGGATCGGCTCT